AGAGTGAAATAGAATCACTTTTTCCAAACCTGAAAAAATAACCCAGATCACAGCTTCGGGGGTAGGTTTATTCCTACCTCCGATTCTTTTTTCTATAGAAAGGTTTGGAGATGAACTTAGATACTCCTGCTGTATGTATCGACTTCGAGACATACTACGACAAAGAATATTCCGTAGCTAACATGAGCTACTACCACTATGTAAATCATGAGAAATTTGATCCCTACCTGGTGGCCATTGCTACTAATAATTTCTGTATATATAGCGACCCTGTCACATTTCCCTGGGAACAGATTGACGGTCACATATGGGTAGCACATAATGTGACATTTGATAAGTTCGTGTTTGAACGTATCGCTGAGATCCACAACATCAAAGCACGCCCACTATGCTGGATGAACACTGCTGACCTGGCTGTATACATTCAGGGACCCAGATCATTAGCTGGTGCTACTAAACAATTCATGGATCACACTATGGATAAGACGGTGCGATCTGATATGTGTGGGGTCCAATATCATGAGCTGAATGACGAGAAGAAGAGAGGATTGCAAAAGTATGCGATGGATGATGCTCGGTTGGCTCTGAAGTTCTGGAAAAAGTTCCAAGAGAAATGGCCTGAGCATGAGAGAGAACTATCTCAGCACACAACCCTGATCACTGAGCGTGGAGTTGGTATCGATACCGACAAGCTGCACAGATGGATTAAAAACTTAGGCAAACGTGTATGGGAACTTGAGTCTGAGATCCCTTGGTCTGGAGAGACTGAACTCACGCCGACAGGTAGAGTTAGGATGAAGGGGGGAGAGCCAAGATTGAAACCATTGACATCACCAAGTGAGTTAGCTAAAGCTGCTCGTGATGCAGGTGTTCCAATGCCTGAGTCTACGGATGTCAAATCACCTGAGTTCCAAGCATGGGAAGCTGAGCATGGAGAATCATTCCCATTGATTAAGATCATCCAAGAGCTACGTAAAGTGAATAGGTTGTTTAGATTATCTCAGGCTATTGAACAACGGCTTAGACCTGATGGTAGAATGGAACACGAGCTCCTTTACTTTGGAGCTCACACAGGACGTTGGGCAGGTAAACGTGGATACACTTCTGATGATGAGACTCCAAAGGGTGTCAACATGCTGAACTTAATCAAAGCTCCTTACACTTTTCAGGGAGAAGAGATGTCATTCAGATCTCTGTTCACCCCTACGAAAGGTAAGAAGTATATCATTGCTGACTTGGCACAGATTGAACCTCGCTGCATGGCACATATGGCTGGCGACTTCAAGATGCTGGACCTGATGAGAGAAGGGATGTCACCATACGAAGCTCATGCTCGAATCACAATGGGTTGGACAGGAGGTGTCCTAAAGAGTGAAAACCCTACGATGTATGCATTTGCTAAAGCTCGTGTTCTAGCATTAGGTTACGGTGCAGGATGGGAGAAGTTCATATATATGGCCCCTATGTATATACCACAGAGTGACTTCGATCTAATCTTCACAGCTGATGTTAAAGAAGAGGAGGAGAAGAAATTCAAATCTGCTTTACGATATGGACGTGGTAATGATGAGAAGGCTAAAGCTTTTGACTCATTTGACCGTAAGAAGAAAAACATATGGGTGAACTCGTGGCTCCAGGTTAAAAAGTTCCGTGCTACCAATCTCCACATCATTAAACTGTGGGCAGACAGGGAGAAGCAGATGAAATTAGCTGACGACAGTGATATGATTGTGAAGCTTATGTCCGGACGGACATATAAATATTTCGATGTTTCTGCGGGCTTCCAAAAAGGGATCGTTTCTCTTCCAAGTAGGCAAGAACGTCTATACGGTGGGAAACTTGTGGAGAATGAGTGCCAAGCAAATGCTCGTGAAGTATTCGCTGATCGATTACTCGCTTTAGAAAAAGCTGGACACCCAGTAATCTGGCATGTATACGATGAATACATAATAGAAGTAGACAAAAGTGTATCGGCTGTAGAGATACGTAATATAATAATGACCTCTCCTGAGTGGGCTACAGACATGCCCCTCGATGTCGACATAATAGAAACCGACCACTATTGCAAATGAAACTATATTATATTGCCAACCTTAAATCATCAAAAACAACAGAGATATGTGTAACAGACCTCGTCAACCGAACACCACGACCAGACTTTCCTTCCAAGAAGGAATATCTTAACTGGGCATCATGCGACGACACGGACCACGTATTTTTCTCGGCAATCGAAGGGCTAAACCCCCATGTCAGAGTATCGAAATCGAACGATGCGATAAAGCTGCACGGGATCGTAGCGGATTACGATGCAGAGATGGACATCGACGAAGCGATTGCAGGGATAAAGAAACGTTGGGCGATTGATTACAAACCATCATACATATCATCTACGTTCAGCGGTGGTATTAGATTAATCTGGGTATTCGAGGAGCCGATCTCCTTCTTTACCAAGACATTGTTCAAGAAATTCATTGCATATTTTAAGAAAGTTGCAAAGATAGATAAGCTTCTACCTGGATTGGATAAATGCATCAGTGAGGAATCACAATACTATGAACTAGGAACTAATTGGAAAGCCTTTGAAGCGGTCCAACCTGTAGAAGCAAACTTACTTCACCATATACAGTATGAAGTATCGGCATCTACCTCCGGCTTCTCAGATGGTCATCCATCATTACCAATAGAAGCTATACAAACTGGGATGGATGAAACCTATCCTGGGATGTGGACGAACTTCAGCTTCGGCTCTCGTGGTCCATGCTTCTGGATGTTGGACGGTAGGGATGCTAAGAGTGTTCCTAACTCTGCAGTGCTTCATCCACAGGGGATACAATTCTTTGCTGACGGTGGAGGGTTCTTACCTTGGAGTGATGAGCGTATGCTCGGATCTTCTTTTGTTCGGAGGCATCAAGCTAATCGTATCGGGGGATCTGTAGCAGGATTATACTTTGATGGGAAGAGTTACTACCGAAAGAAGGATGGGACTGAGCATAATGAGTGGCTTGACGATGGCACAGAGGTGATTAAAAGATTCCTGGAAGTGAATTTTAACCTCTCAAGCCGTTCGATCAATGGGATACCCAGTGAAGTTAAGTGTGCATTGACCCACATCGAGACACATAACCGAGTGAATGGGTTGATGCCGACCTTGTATAGTGATCAACCCATTGTAAGGAGGGATGGTAAAATATACCTGAACACTAATACATGCTTCGCTCATGCTATGGCAGAGGAACCGCAGAAATGGGGAGAGAACTTCCCATTCATTGCTGCTTGGTTGTTGTGTATACTGCATAAGTCTACGCCTCAGCAGAAGGATTACCTATTCGCTTGGATGCATCATGCTTTCCGCAGTGCTAAGTTGGGGAAGCCTATTAAGCTTCCATGCCTATTCTTAGTGGGAGGCACTGGGATTGGTAAGACATTGTTCAGCACATTCCTGATGTCTAAACTATTGGGAGGTCATTCAGTGGCGAGTGGTTACTTCATGGGGACAGAACCATTTAATGAGAACATTATCACTACAGGTCTGGCTACAATTGACGACCAAGAGAACACAACATCTCAACAGCAGAGGAATAAGTTTGCTGCTATCCTTAAGAAAGTAATAGCGAACCACTCTATCTCATACCGGAAGATGTATAAAGGACCGATGGAATTACTATGGTTAGGGAAGATCATTGTGACGTGTAACACTGACGCTGAGAGTATGGCAACTCTACCCAATATGGATATGTCCAATGTTGATAAGGTGCTGATATTAAAGTGCGCTGATGAGTTGGAGAACTTTACGTTCCCTGCAAATGTAGAAGATGTTATCGAGAAGGAGTTGCAATACTTCGCACGTTGGTTGTATGACTACGTTCCTAATAAGGAAGTGATAGGAGCTTCACGGTTCACAGTTAAAGCATTCATCGAACCTTCCCTAATGGAAGAAGCTCGTTCTATGTCAGAGTATGCTCCAATAGAAGAGATCATCGATAAGTGGAGGAGAGAGTATTTCCTATACGAGACGAAGGAGGACTTCTGGCATGGTAGTTTGATAGAGCTGATGCATAACATCGAGCAGCTATTCACTGGTGACGGTGGTGGTAAGAAGGTCCTAGAAGGTGTGAACAATCGAAGCTTAGGTAATGCTATCAAGAGACTGGAAAGTCAGGGAGCTGATTGGATAGACCGTAACGTAACAGTAAAAGGACGGAAGGGATTCCGACTGTGGAAGATTACGGATTAGATTAGATTAGGTGGTAGGGGTTTGGTATTTTTTCTTTCTCTTTGATTACAATTCTGTTAAAAGAATCTTCGTAGATTCGAAATTTATCTACCCCTACTTTTTCTATGCTTTGTAGAACGTCTTTTATATCCTTATCCCCTACTTTAAAAATTTCTACATCACTCTCATCAAAGTTAGACCACACGATCCCATCAGGTTTATCCCCCCTCGCATTGATCTTTTTCCTGAGTTGAGTGACTTTGTTTTCTACTAAGTTATTCTTTTTAAAATGAGTCCTCCCGTCACGGACTGCTATAGAAACCATATTGTAGATGTCGTTCACTTGCCCTACCGTGATGTCGGGGACAGCTTTTTTAACTCTTTTAGAAAATTTAGCTTTGTTCTTTTTAACACCGATCCCTCCACCGTGAGTAAAAAATCCTGATTTACTTATATCAGAGCGTAGGTCTTCCATCGATAAGTCAAACAAGGTGTTCTCCCTTGAGTCGAGTGACTGTTTGATATTATCAACCACTTGAGTCCTATCTGCTAAGAGGCCATCTGCGATTGAGGAAGTTGCTTTAGTAGATACTTCCTTATTCACGAAGTTAGGGTTAGTCTCTTTATCCGCCACCACTGCGTAGACGGCTTTCTTAGATACTTTGTCAGTCCCCTTCGTCGTTACTGATGGATCAGGTATGACAGAATACCCTTGTTTTTTAAGGGATTGATACACACGGTCTGCACTTGGAGAAACGGTTGAGTCTGAATACACAACGTCAAACCCTTCTTTAAAAGATTGATCGATCAACTCAGAATACATTTTAGTTCCGAGTCCAGTATCCTGGAGGTCATCAGGAAGGTATGAGTCGGATATTAAGACAGATTTGTTATCGTCTGCAGCCCCTGCTCGCAGATTTCCTCTCCCATCTGGTGTCTGGACTTCCATTTCTATCAAGTGTCCCCCTTCATTTACAGAAGAAACATTAAGTCCTTCGTTGATTGCAGAGTGAGTCTTATCGCCACCATTAACAGGAACCCCTCCATCAGGACGCATATTCATCAGTGCATTGTAGTGTCTCACTCCCATGCCTGGTGTATTGTGGTCCTTGAATGCTCTAATATCTTTAATAGACACCTGCTCGAATACTCCTCCACGCTTCTGAGCTAACATCGCAATCGACTTAGCATCTTTCGTAGATAGGGTATCAGGTAATGCTCCGAATAGAGCAGCAATCTTTTCATTTGATATGTTCTGACCTTGTGCATTACGTTGACGTGCTGCTTCAATCTGGGTCTGCATACTCTTAACAGAATCTATTAACCCTTTTGATTTCAGATCAGAAAGTAATTTGTTCAGGTTTAATTGGTTCCAATACTTAACAGATATGTTACCATTACTCTGATTGATAATGAAACCAAATGGGACACCTTCTTTAACTTGGAAGTCATTCTTGCCTTTCTTCTTCCAGAACTTAACAGAACCTACTTCAGCAATAGCTTTCTCAAATCCCGTAGCGACTCTCCTCATTGTGGGAGTTGCTCCGACTGCGTCAAAGTAGCTGTCAGCGATAACAGATCCAATGTTCTCTCCTGTTTTACCTGGAGCAGCTTGACGTGGTTCGACAATTGTGTTATTAAAATAATTACCTACGATCTTCTTCACACCAGGTTGAGAGATATCAAGATCACTGGCTATAAATACTTCTCCTGGATCTACATCTTGACCTCTTATAACAGATTCATCAGACTGACCAGACCTCCTCTTGACCGATTTAGCACGATCTCCTGCATGGAGTTCAATTGCTTTATCTAAAGATGCATGATTCTTCAATGCTCTTTGGATCATTGGATTCTTAACCAGTGACTTCGAGATAGGTGTGAAGTTTTTCATCTTCCCTCCTGTCTCTGGATCAACCAACCCCAACTTTGAGAGCATAGCATGGGATGTTCTGCTTAACATTTCGAGCGTTCCAGGGGTCTTTCGCATAGCTTCGACCGCATTGAAATCAGTTTCGTCAAACAGAACACCCAGGCTGTCTGCTAAATACTCATCAACTAGAGTATCAGCATCTTTTATCTTATGTTGATCGGCGACTTGGCTGTTATAGTCTTTGTAAAATTTCTCTAAAACTCCACCTACTTTTACTTTAGCTCCAGATGTGGTAGTGAGTTCAGTTCCAGTGGGGCTTTGAAAGTCTTTAAGGATCTCATTACGGAGTCCTACAATAGAACCTCCACGGTTTTCTAATACCATTTCCCTAGCTACTCTGTGTCCTACTTCATGTAGCACAACTGAGTCAATGTCTACACTCTTAGCGTCACTGTTTACGAAGATGCTACCGTTCTCAGCGATAAACCCCGCGGTGTCGAGACTCTTGACGCTCTGCCCAGACTCCCTGTTGTATGTATCAGTAAAAGTTTTCTTATCCTGGAGAATGACATTAGCTTCAATCCCAGATTCTAGTAAAGATGCTACTAACTTCTGAGAGTTATCAGGGAGCTTGTTAAAGTTATCCATCTGGTCTTTACTAAACTTAGCTTGGAGATATGAGATACTTCCTTTGTCCCGTGCAGCTTGATCAGCTCCTCCTTTAGGACCAAATGGCATGACTCCACCAAATGCTAAACCTGTCCCAACTGCTTGACCTACTTCATTAGGATTCTGTCCAGCCATTGCAGCGAAGATTCCCTGAAGGGATGCTGCGGATGCACCATTGGAAAGAGAGTTGAATGCTAGATCCATTGCTTTAGTTCCACCTGAACCAGCAATTGATAACGCTTTTCTAGTAGCAGGTGAAATTGATTTATCTTGGATAGCTTTTTCGATAAAACGTAGTTGCCTAGATGGGTCTCCTAACGCATTAAATAATGCTGCAGCGTCGTCAGCTAAGTTTGCTGCTCCACCAAGTCCTATCTTTGCAGCTTTCGCTCCAAGTTCAGCTGTAGCAAGTGGTGCTAGCGGTGTAGCTAACTGTCCTACAGGAGTTGCGTGTCTTAAAAGTCCTGCATCTGAAGGAGAGATGCCAAGAGTTTTAGATACAACTCCAGTGATAGCATCATTAGGGATACCTATAATGTTCTCAGCTTTCTCGGCTCCTTTTGATAAAACACGGAGAGGTTTTGCAGAAGCTGATGCTAAGATAGCTGCTCCTTTAGCTCCTCCTTTAAGACTTCCTCGTAATGCTTTACGTGTCAGGTTAGCTGGCATGTCTAAAAGGTTCCCCGCTTTGATTGCTGTCTGTCCAAGTTTAGAAGCTTTAGCTACTTTTGAAGTTAGTCCTAACCCTATTAAATTAAGTGGATCTAATACAACACTTCCTACCTCTGTTAAATTCTTAAATGTCTGCTCTTGATCAAATACTAAACCTGCTTCACGAGTTTCAAAATCATCCCTCTCTTCTTTAGCACGAGAGAACTGTCTGAACAAAGCAGTTTCATCATCTACAAAATAGTCTCCTACGTTCCCCGCAATAGATTCTGCTAAGTTTGTTGTATCAAAGATTCCTTTAGCTACTCCTTCTACTCCAGACATAGCTAGTTTATCATATTCACCACGCTGGATAGCTTCATACCCCTCCTCTGTAGCGTTCATTCCCATCCGGAATAGTTGCCCTATCCCTGTTGCTACCCCGTTCATAAACTCAGTAGCATCTTCATATAGGGACGTATCTGCCTCACGAGACTTCATCAACTTAAATTCAGTGAATGACTGCTTCCGTGGGTCAGGAGTTTCAAACCTACGGTCCATAACTTGATTCTCAAATTCGATATAACCTCCACCTTCTCCAGTAGCGTCATCATCGAATTCAATGTATCCTCCTCCTAGAGAATGAACAGATTTCTGGTCAGCGTATTCTATAGGCATACTATTACTATCTCTTTTTGTAGATTCCGACTCCTTTACCAGGAATGTGGACACGAGTTCCGTCTTCTAACCCAGCTTGTGCCGCCTGTTCTGCGGAGTCATAATATCTCACGTAGTTCTTAGATGTTTCAACTAACTTCTTGAGTTCAGGGTCCATCTTATTAAGATCTTTAATCCCCGCAACCTTAGCTTTGACTAAGAAACTATCAGCAATCTTAGCTTTAAGTGATTGTAATGAAGACCTGTTACCTTCCTTCATTGAAAGGAATTGAGTAGGATCTCTCACAATACTATTAAGAATATCTAACTCAGCCTGAGACAGTGCTCCTGGTCCTACTAAAGGTAGGCGTAAATCTCCGATCAAGAATCCTTTCAGTGTTCCAATACGTCCACGTAGTTCTGATAGTTTAGCAGGGTCTGCATAATCTGCCATGTCAAAAGTTTCTACTATATGCAGTAGCTCGTTAATCTTCGGGACAGCGGTGAGGACGGATACCGCCGATTCATTCACATTCGTAGCTTCAGTGCTATTCGTGGCCATCTGTCCATCAAATATCGGGACAACTCTCTTCTGGTCTGCCTCAGATAGAGAACCCATATTCTGAGCTTCGATGTAGTTTTTCCTCTCCGTGCGAGCAGCGTTAGCGACTGCGGTCTTAGTATTAGCTATTAAAGCTCTGCGTTTAAGTGAAGCGTCGATTGAATTCTTTTCATCATGTTCAATAGCTTTTTTAACCAGGCTCTCCTGCATATCTTTAGGGAGTTCCGCAAAATCTTCTTCTAACATTGCTAGAGACTCCATCCCTCCTACTCGGTCGGCTAGGCTTGTAGGTTCTACGGCTGGAGATCCTGGAGTAAGCATTGTGCGATTAACTACTTGGTCGGTTCCTTTCGGGAAAGCTGTCGAATCAGAGTAAGGTAATCCATCAGGACCAACGCCTTCAAGTAAGCTCCCGTCAGTTTGTATGAGGGCATCGTCCGACATGAATCTATCTAAACTAGGAATAGGTTCTTTTTCAGGACCTATAGGGGAAGTGAATTCTTGGAATTGGAGAGTCCTTTTAGGAAGCTTACCTTCTTTAATCCCTTCGATAATTTCTTTTGCAATTTTAACTTGTTCTTCAGGGTCTGATGTCTTTTCTGAAGCCATTTGTGCGGCGTATCTTTCTAAGACAGCGACTGCTCCCCCTCTGCCTCGGACTCCTTTCTTCTCTTCAGAGATCTTCTTACCGACATTTTCAAATAGTTCAGGGATACTTGTTGAATATAAATCAACGTTACCTGCTAACTCTCCTGATTCAGCTAGGTGGCTTCTTAAAAGCTCTCCTGCTGCTAACACTTCTTGAGGTGCGTCATCTATCCCTCCTACAAGGGTTGTTTCTTTAGTGGGAGTGGTTGGGACCTCTCCTAGAAACTCTCCTGTTTTTGGATCAAATTGGTTTTCATCACGAGGTGTTCCTAAAACACTTGTGAGGTCTACTCCAGGAGTGTTTTGGAAACTTAGCTCAGAAGGTTGTTCAAGTGGTTGGGAATCTAACTGGTAGGTTGGCGATACTGCTTCAGCTCCTCCTGTTTTACCGTGGATCTTGTTTATCATCGAAGCGAAGTTTCGTTGGTCTTGCGCTTTTTTTAATAACACATTCTCTGCAAGCCTCTCGTTATACGCCAAAGTGTCTTCTTGGACCTTAACTCGACGCCGTTCGAAGTCGAGCTGCTTGTCTTTCATTTCAAGATCTCTTTGCTGGATCAGGCGATTGTATTGTTCCTTCTCTTTCTTTACTTCAAAGGCTCTTTGCTGGATACGACGATTGTGACGCTCCTGCTGTGCTGCTGCGATCTGTTGTCCTGCTTGCCTTCCGGCTGCTGCTAAATATTGTCCTGCCATAATATTATCTCCTTTTAAATTAAACTAATACACTTGCTCCGCCTTGGTATCCGCCCCAGTTTGCGTTGGCTGGTCCTTGCATTAAAGGTTGACCTGTTGGTCCCATCACTCCACCTGTTGATGGATCTGAAAATGCAGCTGAATTACCACCTGAACCTGCTGCTGCTGATCCATACCCTGCGATTGGGCCACTCATCCCACCTGTGAAGGCTGATGAGATTGCTGCTCCAGCTCCTTCTATATATTGACCACGATTGACACCACCTTGGATTGCTGCATTAGCATTGTTAGTAGCGATACCTAAACGCATCTGTTCGAGGTTCATTACGTTAGGATCAAATACTGGAACATCAGGTGTAGCATGAGCAGCGAACTGTGCGTTCTGAGTGAATGCCTGTGAAGGTGTTCCTGCTGCCTGCCTATTTGCTGCCTGTGATTGTGAAAGCATGTTCAAGAATGGGCTAGTGAACTGAGAAGCTTGTAAAAGGTTACGTCTCTGTGACTCTCCTCCCATACCAAATACTTGTCCTGCAAACTGTCGAGAACGATCTTCCCTACCTTGACGAGCTGATTCTCTATTGAGAGCTAGTTGACCTACGCCAAATGCTCCTGCTCCACGACCTCTTTGTCCTACTGCAGATGCAGTTCCCTGCTCTACTGCCCTATTTCCTTCAGCTGAAAGATTTCCTCCACGATCTAGGTCATCTTGAGCTTGTCCATAAAGTTTAGCTAGTAAAGCATCTTGAGCCTGAACTCCATACCCTGCAGAACGTAGCTCTGGGGACATATTAAGGAGCCCCTCACGGAATGCTCCTCCCTGCTGGTTTAACTGCTGGTTAAATTGTTTAACATCTCCTGCGAACATTTGTTCACGATCACGCATGATGCCTGGGATGATGTCTTCTTCAGTAACACGTCTACGGAATGAATCTGCTCTCTCAACTTGTGCTGCTTTTTGTGCGAAGAACTGTTTATCAAAATCTCTATGTGTTTCAAGGATACGTGGGAAAGCTTCGTAACGTCTAAGATTAATACCTCGTGTCGATACCTCTTCAGCGAATCCAAAGTTCTCTGTCTTTTTAGTGGCATCCTCACGACCTTCTTCTTCCGCTTCACTTGCAAGATACGCTGATGTTCCTGCTACTGCTGCTACACCTACTACTGCTACTGCTGCCCAACTCATAATTAATCCTTGTTTTGTTTATTTAAAAATATTTTTGTGTATTCCCTAGATGCTACGACGTTTTCATTGTAGCATATGGTGATCTCTTCTCCGACTGAAATAGGTCGGGTTGCTATTGCTAGTAAATTTTTCTCAGAGATCACTGCTTTAGTGTTTGGTTTGTGTGTGTGGTTTAAATACCTAGCACCTACTTGCCTTTTTGTGTTATCTAATAAAGTAAGAACTGTATCACCTTCATTGAAGGCTAACTTAGAAGCTAATCCTATTCCCTGTATCTTAGAAAAGATAGGATACACGTGATCTCCCTCAGCAGGAAGTTCGGGCTCAGGAAGAATACTCATGAATTGGACGACTTTATTCTCAGTCATCCCATTGTTCTTTAGGAAATCTTTATAATTCATTGGTAAGCTCCTTATTAGCATTATACTCTAAATTATTCTCGTGGTATAACCATACATCACTCTTTTGGATTATCTCTTCTTCGAGCTTAGTTAAGTCCGTTTCTTTAGTAGGGTGGACAGTCGCCCACACCATATCTTCAATGATGTGAAGAACTTTCCTGACACCTGGTTTAGAAACAAAGATGTCTGGAGCCTGAATAATCGAAGTCTTATCATCTTGTACGACTTTAGCTTTTCCTGTGAGGATGATGTTGAAGTGTTCTGTCTTATGTTCATGTCCTATTACGACTGAGCCAGCATACATTGTAATCTCCCTGATATAAACACCAGGAGCAAACATATTACGCACAGGTGCTTCCACTTGCGGTAGGTCGAGGAGCTGATTCTCAACTTCCTCAATCTTCGTATTATGATCTTTTTGATCAAATGCTGTGGCTACTTCACCCATTAATTATATTCTATTACTTCAAATGCCAATGTTTCAACTCCGCCAACAGCACCTAAGACGTAAGCTACAGATGTGGTTGATTCGAGTCTAACTCCTATTGTGCCATAATTAGCTGTGCCACCTTCGTGAGCTGTGCCACCCATTGTAAGGTTGACGCTAGTCTTAGCCATATCAGCGACTGCTGTAATCGTGACTGTCTGTGACCAATCTGTCGTGCTATTCGTTAATGCTGCTGCCTCAAAAGTGTAACGTGTCACACTCTTGACTCCACCGCCACCTGTTAGTGTTGATAATAATGCCATAATAATATTTGGTTATGCTATTTTCCACACATTTGCGGAAGTATTAAAGATGAATGTTAAATTGCCAACGAAGTTTGCGTCTAACGTCAATGTAGTTCCTGCGGTATCTATTCCGTTGAAATTCATGTTTTGCGTTGATGTCACTTGCGCTGACGTAGTGGAGAAATCTCCGCTAACCTGAGCTACTGTAACAATATCATTGTCAGACGGTGACGTAGGTAGGACTACATTCGTTCCCTCTTCAGCCCATACAAAGTCTCCACTCGTTGCATTAAATGTACCTGACCCTCCATCTTGATATGCGCCTTGGTCGGTCGATGCCGATGTCATAAAGGTGTTAAGTTTTGTCGCAGTTACAGTCTCTCCTGTTACCCACGTCCGTCCTGGTGTGATTGTTACGCCCATAATTATGAAGTGCTTGTATTTGATCGTTGAAATTCTGTTCCATCTATTGAGACTGATCTAATCTCTGGACGGCCTACTGTGCTATCTATTTGAAGTTCACATCCAGTGCCTCTTTTGTTGATGCGGAACCTTTTATGATGATCTTCGTCAGCAGTAAATGTATATGAAGCTAATTGAACTGTCGAGTCTGGATCTTGCGTATTTGCAGTAATCGTTACTACATCTCCATTTAAGACGTTCAAGTTAGCTGATCCCCGCATGAATCTATTAGACTCAAGTGGAGAGAAAGGTGTTACTGTGTTTAGGTTGGACGCATTGCCCATCGTATAACGCCGGGTAATGAGCTGTCCAACGATCTCTGTGTTCGTGGGACTAGATCCTAACTCATCGTGATCGAGCTCTTCGTAGAGCTGAATAGATCCTTCTAGCGACGTTGCGAAGAGGCGGTCTTTTCCACTCTTTTTGCAAACCACCCAGTTATCAATGTAATTATTAGACGCAAACGTGTCTTTACTCTCCCACTTTCTATTAATAAAATTGTAAACATAAACTATTGTGTTACGTGTTTGTCCTGATGCTGGCAGTGCTATGTAGTATCTATTGTTAAAATACTTAGCTACTGCACCTGTTATGGCTGCGTAGTTCAGGTTTGTGTCGCTGAACTGGTCCTTAATGTCGATACTTAATGGTATCTCCCGACCTTTTAGGTTTAACTCTGGGGTAATTCCTAACATATAAACGCCGTTATCAGATAAGAATACTATATTCTCTCCTATGATCTCGACTGTCTTACGGGCTAAGCATCCTACCTCATCAGTAATCAATGTTACTGTTGAAAGGTTAAGATCAGGTAGAGATACGCCTGTGATGACATGGACGCTCTTCTCGTAAAGAGCTATTAAGTTATCATTCTGCCAGGTCTTGAGGGCTACTAAGCTATCTGCCTTACCTCGGTTAATGCGAAAAAGGTTCGTTACAGGGTCATATGTGCTGTGATCATATATGTCAGAGAAGATAAACATATCCCTAACATCTAAGACTGCTTTCTTATTAGATCCGCCTGTCGTGCCGTCTGTTGTTCCACTTATTAGGTAAGAGAAAGTAGTGGTAGTTACACTTGTTATCGGATACACGCCATTAAATACAGCATCAGAAGCACCTGATAGGGTGACTCTGTCTCCCACTTGTAGCCCATGTGCTACACTTGTTGTTGCTGTGGCGATGTTACCAGATGATGCTAGTGTTTTCAATTCATACTCTAACACTCTAACGGGGATAACTAGCCTTGCGAATGGGTGATACTCGCTAAACTCAGCTTTAGGCATAGATAAGAACCCGTTAACATTAGTGTCAGGAACTGGGATGAACTGCGGAACTTTAGACGAAGTCATCGTTCCTGTAGCTGGAGTCGTAGGTGAGTTCGCTACGGTGTATGTAAAAGTTAATTCAGTAACTACTGTAATCGAGAAGTTGCCGTTATAATCACTCTGGTCTGATCCTGCTATTGTGATAACATCACCTGTGTTGTAATTATGTGGCTCAGATACCGTGACAGTTGCCGTAGTGCTAGCTCGTGTGATACCATCAAGGCTATAAGCAGATGCGTTATATACGTTACCATCCCAGATTAACGCCTTTTTACGCTTACCACGATTAATAAGTAATCCGTTACCTACCTGCTGGATTGATCCGTTGTCACTCTGCTCAAACTGCTCTATAGGAGCGTCTCCTTCAGCGTATTGGATAGTAAAGGTATTTGAAGTGTCGCCAGGTTCAGTAATAATACATGCGTCTAATCCTGCCTGAGCAATATACTCAGTGTCAGTATCAACATCAGAGAATAGGCAAGAAGCAATTGCTCCGTCTACGTCTGTTCCTAATATCGGTGAAGTGGTGATCGTGCCTGTTGCTGGTGTTACAGGCGAGTTCGCTACAGTATAAGTAAATACTGTTGTAGAAACCTTAGTGACTGTGAAGGACCCATTGTAATCAGTCTGATCAGCTCCTTGGATCTCAAACTCATCTCCAGTGCTGTAATCTTCGTCAGGTGCTGTTGTGAAAGTTAATGTGGCAGTTGTGCTAACCCTAGTGATAGAGGCCACTGACAGCTCTGTGCCTAGCCCTGAAGGCAGAACGAAGGCTGTAGCAGTAGACATAGTATCCGCAGTGATGCGGTCAATCCCTTTACGGACTGTTGAGACATTAGTGTCACACCTACGATTCAACATGAACCTTGCAACACCCTGCTCTAATTGAGTGGGATGTCTACGAGTCTCGAAACCGATAAAGCCACCATCACCATTAGTGATAATCTTATCGTCTAACTCGACTCTACTTCTAAATCTACTCATGTGCTTTTAAAATCTATTTTTAAATGTAAACCTATTTGGATTAACTGTGTCTTGATTTGGTGGAGCTGCTCATCAACACTAGCTCTGTCAGCATCACGTGCATCCTGATTCTTCCTCATCTCTTTATACACTCCGTTAATCTCTTTATCTAAATGTGACTGATTATCCTTAATCTCACTCCAAAGAATCTTAAGTATAAATACTATAAAGATATTAATGATGCCTGCAAATACTGCGAGGACTCCTAAGAAGATCGGGATAAGTTCAAGGTTCATGTTCTGGAAAGTTGTTTGTAGGTTAAATTGCAAACTACGTAAGAAATTATGGCAATAGCAGGCTGAGCCATGGTAGTGGCAGAGAGTCCACCCAAGTTGAGTTCTGCGATGATTTGCTCTGCACTGGTAAATTCGAGTCCGAGGAGTTTAATTCCCCATCCGTCTGAGTCGGGTAATACTGTTCTGACAATTTGCTGGTTGTGGACGGCATTGTATAGCCAGATGTCGCAGTATGCGTAACTGAACAAGCCAGCAATAGCGAACTTGCAGATATTAACAGGAGACATGAGAAGAGCCTCGGCCTTAGAACTATACTCCAGACCGATTTTGATCTTATTGTATCTGATTCCAAGAAATTTATTTTTGTAGGTTGGCTGTATATTAATCTCACTTTGCTCTCTTTCTTTTCCATGCGCCATGCGCATCATTTCTAATGTTTGTGCTCGTTCGTCTGCTTTCTCCCGAGCTTGTATTTCCATGAACTGAGATGACTTCGCCGTCAATACACCAAGACCTCCACCACCAAGGGTAGAAGCTAGGGGTAAGATGCTGTCCAGTATTGCGCTCATACAAATCGCTCAAATCCATATCCTATTATATTGAAACTATCAGCATCTGTCCCTGCATTATCTCTCACACACATGACTAACTTCTGGCTTGTTCCGCTATCTAATTTTATTCCATAAGGTAATCCCATTTTCGTTAAATCCATAGAGAACATATAACCGAAGTCATTACTTGCGTTCACATGTCGAACTTCCCAATTGGTAGGGATTAAATCGAAGCTCAATCTAAACATATCCTGATTAGACTTAATGCCATCGTGTATCTCGATTTCTCCTAACTCCGAAAGCCATGCTAATCGCATCCCGTTAGTTAGTGCGGTTCCGTCTGCCCATTCATTGGGCTGTCCTGTGGTTCCGTAACCCACTAATATGTTAATAGCTGTGACATACCTATCCATGTCTCCATTAGCACGAATGTAGAAATCTACAGGAGTAACACTCCCGTCTATGCCCATGTCATTAGATCCTGAACTTGTCCCATCGACAGTAAAATACTGACGAAACGGTCTAGTCTTAGATGGCTCTAGCGGTGGATATGGCGAAGCAATAGTTAAAAGCTCATTGTCCTTCGTAACAGAAGCTCCGTGTTTCTTGCCCTTGCCGTCAAATATACGGAAGTTAAGCATTAACTAAAATCTACATCTTCAAAATGAAAGATACAGTCAATCTCGCATAAGCCAGTAGTCCCTGTATCATACTCTACCATGATTGCTGTATTAGGAGCTAGTATTAAACCTTCTCCCCAATCCATGCCCGCTTCGCCTAATGCTTGAGTTCTGTGAGTGCCTATTTGAGCACCTAAAGTCAAGCCTGTGATTGTAGCACTACCGCCCATGACGGTTGCCTCTGCTGTTCTTCCACTGCCTAAGTTAAGATTAGATGGAGTAAGTACAGTTCCTCCTGCGGCTGTCCCTGTAACCTGCCACACCTTCCAATGGACTGCTTCAACAGAATGATACTCTATTGTATGCACAAACATATTCTTAGAGCTAGATGAGTTCTTTATATAGAAAACATAATTACCTGCTGTTGCATTAAATGTAGGCATGACTGCATTATACGCCTGCTCATCATCTCTACTAACATAGAATAATCTATCTCTTGTTTTAGCAGATACGTTACCACGCTGTGATGCCGATACTGACATGTCTCCATTCTTGCCTTTTCCGTCTTCTATTTTACTCATAATGTTATATCCTCTTCTGTGAAAATTTCATCTGATGCCTTCTCTTGATGCACCGTTAGTATTTTTAATTGTATTAATATTTGTGTAAGTAAATCCTCTAATGTGTCCTGAACAATACCCTGTGCTAATTGCTCTGCTAACTCGCTATCCTGAACTACGCCTTGTGCTAATTGCTCTGTGTTATTTGCTGTTTGTAATGTGTTATTTGCTGTTTGTAATGTGTTACCCGTTGCTACGTTTGTAGCTGTCGTTGCCGTATTAGTGGCTGTTGACTGTGCTGCTGATAACTCAGAATCCTGAACCTGACCTTGGGCTAGTTGCTCATCTCGTATCTCCTCTAGGACTACTGTCTGAGCTTCTATCTCTATGGTAGAAGGATCTGTGCTGTCATCACCTTGGGTAAGATACGCCATTATGCATCAGAAGCACCGTCAAACTCGTCAGTAGCTTTAATATCAGTGTAGAGACTTGCTGGTGTAATACCGGCATCATACTCGCTTGATGTTATGCTCTTACTATAAGACCTGCGAGACATGAATCTTGCCTGCCCGTTGCGTTCATCTTCTGATACAAAACTCAATAGAATGTAAGAAACATCGTTCTGAGTTACATGAATGTCTGATAATTTATGGTATAGTGCTACTGCACCATTTGATGGTTCAATTACTGATTTGCTTAATGCCATGATATTTTTATTTAATATTTAAATTATGCGATTGTTCCTACTGGAATGTATCGTGTTCCTACGCCTGTGATTGTTACTTTAATAAAGTGAGTCGTTGTTAATGATTTAGCGGCGATTGCCTCAATTGCATTACCAGTGCCTATTGTCGCACAATCAAACTCCATCATTTCTTCTGATACATCATCTTGGTCTAGTATTAATACAGGTTGAGCTACTGTGGTATTTGTGATTTTACCACCAAGATCACTGAACTGGAAACTATTCGCAGTTGAATTAGTCCCTACACCAAACTGCCATGCGTCTGCGGCTCCTGCTGATGCGCCTGCCCCAAAAGCAACTGCTCTCGCTCCAGCAGTTACCTGTGCGCCTGCCGCACTAGTTGTCGATCCACCGATTGCAATGGCATTCGCCCCTGCATTATCAGTGTTTGCACCGATCGCTATTGCGTTATCCCCTGTTACTGATGCACCTTGATTTGCAGAGTTATGCCCGCCTATCGCTATGCCACTAACAGCGTTTGAAGATGCGTCAGTTTCCTGACCAATACAAATAGCCTTTGATCCTGCGCAGGCGACTGTGTTACCAATTGCGATTGCACCATTAACTGTCGCTGTCGCTGAATATCCTATCGCTACACATGTTCCTGTCCCTGACGCTACTGATCTATTGCCAATAGCAACATCCCCAAAAGCGGATGCTATTGCAGCAGCTCCACCATTACCAGAACCACCGATTGCGATACACTCTGAGTCAGTTGCTTTTGCTCCATCTACTCCACTTGTGCCTGAACCAATTGCTATAGTTCCTGATGTCGCTGTGCCGTCTGTTGAAAGCGTATAAGCACCGATTGCGATAGCTTCAGATTCGGATGCTACTGCACTGTCTCCTATTGCGATACATGCGGTATCGGAAGCCGTAGCGTCATGTCCAATTGCAATTGCTCTTGCTCCTGTAGCCAGCATAGTTGACGCTGATGCGTCTGATAAAATACTTACAGAATCAACTCCACCTAGGGGGTTGAATGCTGTGGAACCATCCTTAGCTACACTCTTAGCTCCTACGATTAATGCTGTCTGTCCTGCGCTAGAGTCTGTTGTAAACTCTCCACCGTCAGGCAATCCTGAACCATCTCCGTCTGTGGCTTTTGGTGGTGCGAAACTTACGAAATCTTCTCCTAATCCCATGACTTACCTAGATTGAAGTTCACTGATATGAATGCGAGCTGATGTAGCCCCTTCTCGAATCCAGATAGCTGCTGCCGCTGTCTCTTTTGACCATACGGCTGAACTATTCTCAGGCACGTAATGACCATTAGATCCACCTACGGGATCTGAGCCATCTAAAGTATAATAAGCATTAGCTCCTGTTAAAGTCCAATGAACTTGATTTGTTCCAGAAGCCGCTGCAGTTGCCATCATAGCTACTGCTGTTCCTGCTACTGTTAAAGATTGGTCAGCGATTGATGTTCCTGTTGCGTCCTTGCTGGGGACGAGTGCGCTTGCTGAATTGTTTTGAATTACATTTCCCATATTATTTAATTCCTACTGTTCTTACACCGACTCTATTCGGTAAAACTTGTTGTTGTTGGCGTTCGTGGTTGTCGATTGCCTGGATAAGATGTCCAGCTGCTTTCGTTTGTCTGGCTAAAGATTTATTTTCCTGTCCTTCTGCTGCTAGCCAATCGGCTGATGTCTGGAAGGCTAAAAAGTTTTTCAATTCGTATTCTAAAGTAGTAGTCAATGTTCCGTCGAAGTCTGTCTCCTGGGTCCGGTATGATAAGAATACGTTTGCTTGCGTAACTACTGGGGTTCCTGTTCCACTTCCTCCAGGATCGCTCGCCATTGTATATGTAAATACTGTGGTAGAAGATACTGTTATAACAAAGGTTCCGTTATAAGCTGATTCATTTAATCCACTTACGACAACGGTATCATTAGTAGAGTAACCGTGTTCTGCACTTGTTGTGCAGGTTGCTGTTGTTGTTGAATTAGTGAGGACTGGAGATGTTAATGCAGATGTTGCAGTCAATGCAGGAACGTAAACATTGTTCTGAGTGATTTGATAATCCATCACTCGTGCATTAGAATTGTAGTAAGGGTTGGCGTCGTATGCATCTAATACATCTCTCACAGATGAATTAGAAGAAAGGTCTATTGCTGAACGTGAGTCTAAAGTAAATCCAGTTACATCTACAGCAAAGTTCCACTCTGAAGCGACCCATGCTGATACGTATGCAGTGTTCATCAATTCGATGAATACGTTTGCATCATCTGTTCCTATTGATGTGTGGTCTAAACCACATAAAGATGCCCACTGCTTACGGACATCTTCAAAAGTGCATGTTCTTATTAGGGGCATCTATTTTAACCAGTTTTTCACTACCGCTTCGGGGTTCTTTTTCGCATATTCTTTTTCAAAACCTTTGTCTTCCCAACACCCTGGCTCCTGCTGGTCCCACCTGAAATAGGTCCGTGCATCAAAAACCATCGTAGGTCGAAAAGAAGCCTTCTTGTTTATTTCTGCACCGTCCCACACTCCGGCAGCAGCTTGTTGGCGTAATTTATACGTGACTTTCTCTTGTTCAATTCCTCTACGTAAACCTTGTTCAAGTTTGTCCATGTATGCAGATCCGTTGCCGGAGGGAAAGTCAGGTATAAATATTTCGCTCATAATTTATTATATAAAAGAAAGGAGGGAGAAGCACCTTTGCCCCTCCCTCTCTTTCGAAATGATTTAGCCGTTTGTAAGATCAGCAAGCTCTACTACTTTGAAGTAGAACCATGCTTCACCAGTGTCGATATTGTTTAGAATATCTCCAGTAGCTCCACCATCAACGAGAACGTCAATTGTGTCTGCTGCTACATAAGCATATGGAAGTGAATCAACTGCATTAGCTGTAACCTTCGCAAGGATCTCTGTGCCGTGGACACAAAGCTCTGTTGAAGTCATATACCTATTAGGGTCTACTCCATCACCAAGCTGGATTGCTACTGTAGCGGCACCTGAATCAGATGCATCTTCAAATGCTGTTACGAGTTTCATCCCACATGAAAGAACTGCTGTTCCTTCTACTGCGTTCAACAATTCAATAGTCTGATCTGTGTCAGCTACTGTTTCTGTCAAATCAGCGTGAGTGAATTTAACTGAGTGTGTGTAACCACTGTCAGCTTTTTCTTGGGCTGTTAATTTATATACTGTTGCCATGATATTTTATCTCCTTTTGTTAAATTAGATTATCCAGAGAACTTACCGAGTGCTTTAGGATTCTTAACACAAAGTGTCAAAACCGCTTCAGCGAATCCACGTCTACCTGCGCCTTGATCTTCAAGTTCGAAAGTATTAGGATTTTCCATAAGAGATACGGAAACCATATCTGAATTGATAAGATAACCACGCTGTTTTCCTGCAGTTGCAAGAGCAGCACCTTCGGTCCGAGCTAAGAATAGATCCGGAATTACGTCGATTGTTCCGAAATCGGAAACATAACGAGTAATTGAGAATACTAGCTCTTTAGTAGTGCTATCAGTAACTACCTGCAAAGCAGATGTACGAGATGCACCTTCGAAACGAGCGAAGTTAGTAATCTTGTTCTGGAGATCAGGTCCACTGAACTGACGGAAACTTGCTGTCTTACCACTTGCTTCATACGTAGACTGGATAGCCGTATTATAAAGAGCTTCTGTAAGAGTAGAAGTAGTTCCTTCAGATCCGGATGGAGTCCGAATAGAGCTGTCGATGTTAGCGTTAGAAGAATCAATCCACTTACCGAGTCCGCGGAGAAGGTCAGGCTGTGCGCCAGATCCGATCTGAGATTCGTTGTCGGAACCTAAAGCAGACTCGATGTCTATCTTCAGTTCAGTGATTGCTTTTCCTTTTGAACGACCGTATTCACTTGGAACACCAGCTGTTTCAACCATTTCCTGCAGGCGTGTTACCTGGTAAGGACGGCGGAAAGTCTGGACACGATTGCCTAAACGGACACGACCTGAAGCCTTATTGTCGAAAGTCGAAACATCAGTTCCGTCTACTACACCAGCAAAGGTTGGATTATCAAGAACGTCAGCTTGCCACTCTAGGTTAAGAGCTTTAGGACTGCGTGTTTTTGCAAGAGATGAAAACATTGGAGTGGCTTCAGGATCAACTGTAGCTACTATATCCAAAATGTCTTCTCTATTACCTACGGTATTGTATGAAGTTGCACTGGGCATAATTAAATGTGTTTAAGATTATTATTTGTTTTGAAGATCCAACAACGAGGCAAGCTGGGAGCCTGTCATGTTACCGGAAGTTAGTTTCTGGCGTTCGTCCGCAAAAGAATCAGAAGATTTCCTCTTTGGAGGCGGAGCAGATGCGTTCATTCCTGGCACTGAGGTTGGCACTGGTTTCGGTTTTTTTACTTCCGCTACTGGTGCTTTCTTTGGTGCTTTAGTTTGAGCTTGTTGCTTCGCTGCTAAAGAAGTCTGACCCTCATAGATCAAACCCATTACGAATCGGGAATTTGGTAATGTTTTAAATGCATCACTGACAGAAGGGTCAGCTAAAACATTATCATACCAAGTTCTCATGTCAGATTCCGGATCATTAAAATCAGGCCAGGTATCTAATGCTAACTTCTCATTTTCTTGTTGTTGATGGATTAGTTCCTTTTGTTTAGGGATCTTTTCCAGAACATCTTCGGAGTTTAATAAAATCTCCCGAATTTGATCGTCAGAGTAGATGTTGCCCTGAAATTCTATCTCGTCTTTTCCTACGTGCTGAAGTGCAAAACGTTTTGCGTCTCGTGCTTCTTTTTCGTATTTAATCAGATCCTCATAAGTGTTCGCTTCTGAAACAATATCGATAAGTTTCTTACCTTTATTGTCAGTAGTTTTTGTCTTTTCGAGCATCTGAGACTCAATGGATTCCAAACGTCCGAGTAGGTCATGCTTCTCAGCGGTAACCTTATCGATGCGTTTCTGCATTCGCTCTATAGCTTTGTCATCTTTTGAAAGAACGGGGTCCGATTCTTCTTCTGCGTTTTCTTCGCTCTCTTCCTCGGCTGCTTCCGGCTCAGCTTGCGCTTCCTCTTCTACAGGTGTTTCAGTAACTTCTTCCTGAATTGGATTTTCAACTTCTTGCGATTCTTCGGCAACTGGTTCATCTGCTTGCATTGCATCTGACTCCTTTTGCACCAGCATCGCTGCCAATTGATCTCCGGTAATATTCTGTGGACTTACTGCGGTTAAGGTTGCAGCATCACCTTCATTGTTTTCACTCATAATCTTACAAGCCTTTTTGCGACATACTAGAGGTCGGGTTTATATTATAACACACAGAGTGTGTATTATAGACTAAAACTTCTCAGCGTATATCTCCCGAATCGGGTCTAATATCTCATCTAGTAAATCCAACTGCGCTACGTAATAGCTCATGATGGATGGGTCCTTTATAGACTCAGGACTATACGCCCTTTTTACACTATCCTCTCGGATTGCTACTAGATTATTAAACAACACCTCTGCATGGGGATTTCCCTGCAATAGGATGATGGATTCTTTTAATTTTTCGATTAGTTCTTGATTATACTTCATTAGCTAGGAACAGCGTTGCCAGGCTTGCCACCACGGCGTCCTATTTCGGCATTTTGTCGCTGCTGAGATTGAAAATTTAACTTCTTCATGTAATTTTCTATCCTACCTGCAAATAACTCATCACTTTGTAATCTCTCTTGGATGTCCGTCGCTGGAACTTCCTCGCTACCCTGTAACCAACTCTGGGCAACCTGCTGACGCAATTCAACGTTAGCGTTTTCTGGTGGATCAACATCAAATCCTGCAAAGATCTTTGTCATATCCTCCTGCGTCTTTTCTATTTCCTTCATCTGTGCTGACTGTTGTGGGATCGTAATCGCATCACCTAATGTAGGATCGATGGCAGAAATTGCTTTCTGTAGGAACTTACCCATGTCAGTCTGGCCTGTCTGATCATATGAAAGGATCATTTGGCCAATTGTCTCGATTCTCTTCAGCATTACTTCAGAATCCTGATTCAAGACGTTAAAATCTAAATAAAAGTCATATTTTTCAGCATTGTTCGATTTTATATACCGATCCATCTGCTCTTCTTCAGGAACTTCACCAACAACACGAAAAAATTCCTCTTCAGGACCGAATTGAGTATGCAAAGAGAACATCTGGTTCAATACTTGAGCGTATGACTCTAAAAATCGGTTTACCATAGCCTGACGTTTAGTCTGGGCTGCTACTGGATCGTTGTTTGGGTTATTACGACCGAAATATTCATCCATACTATCACGTATGACTCCCTCAATCTCAATACTACCCTGATCGAACTTTGGAATCTCTACGAATCCATATTCATTATCCCTGCGGGTAGCTAATAGTGTCCCAGGTCCCCAGTTCTTCGGAGCACGTCCAACTGGATAACGTCGGGGAGGACACGTAGCCATCGCAGTTCTATCTACTCGGCTGTCACGTTGCACTTTTATTTCATCCTGAAAAGGTTTTCCTATTTCAGGAACTCCCCGTGTATCCAGAAGCCTGCGGGTCCTACGCTCACGTGCAAAGGCGACGAATGGGAAACGGACAGGGTCATAGTTGAATAATTCAAACTTACCAAACCCGTCAAGGTCAGGGTGAAACACCGTCAGCCAAACGCCAGGAACACCCTCGTCGTCCGTCGCCCATTCCCATGCAGTCGCTATACGAACTAAATTTGTTGTCTTATCAAAACCAAAAGTATTATCACGACCGATTGTTCTACGATCCTGGATAGAAGTAGTAACAGAAAAATCAGATCCGATAGTCTTCTCAATTACTTCCTCAACCCATTTTTCGTCCCATCCATCGTTTAAGATCTTATTACGCAATTCTTGAGGTGTGAAGTATTCTGAGGTGAAGACGAAGGGGGCTGTTTGTAAATCATATGTGTTTACAGGGAAGAAGAAATCTTCGTCTACTGTATATGCTTTTACACGAGGACGGTTTACTGTTTGGACTTTCTTAGGAAATTTACCAAGTCCATCTTCACGTAATCCTTTTACAACCTTCTTAGCATCTGCTGTGGAAAGATCAGGGATCTTCATTTGGAACATTTCAGCTGTCTGCTCGTCCAATTCTGGATCGTGGATAAATTGAATAAATTCTGGAGAGTGCTTTGCAATATCGCTTAACTTGATATCCACAGACTTAACATTAGTCTGGCGTTCCCAGAATACGCCCATGATACCAATCCCTTTTTCTACAAAGTAATTTGCAAGGATTTCAGTTTCACGACGAATCTCTTTTACCTGACTCTGGACCATCCAACGCATGAAGGATGATACCATACGAGCTCTGCGTAAATCTCCTGATTCTACAGGGACTGCAGAATAGTTTGCCTGGTAAAGCGAAGTGGTAAGTAAATCTACATCGTTGTTGCAGAACTCATCCACTATAAAAGGTTTTAAGTCACTAGCTCCCTCCCAAGGAAATGCTGGTGAGTTTGGACTGCCCTGCTTTCGACCGTCCTTCGTTTGACCCGTCCAGATATTATGGCGAACGTCAAAGTTCTCCTTCTGCTGATCAATCCACCCACCGAGGTCGTTTAATGTGTCACGCAATGCACTGGACAAGGCTGCGACATCTGGTTCTCGTTGGCTGGTCGAGATAAAATTTTCTTCGTCTACTGCTGGCATAAAAGCGGGGGATTATATCATAAAATTAGTTTCAACTAGACTAACTATTTATTTGACACGTATTTATATGTATTTAAGGTCGAAGGCTAACAGATGAGGGATAACTCAGTTGTTAGTTGTTTATCTAAGTAGTGAGGGCAGGGAGTAGTTACCCTGCTCTTTTTTAATACCTACGAATCAACTTATCCTCGTGAGCGTCCTCATCGATATATACAGCATTCTCTCCCACTATATACCTACAGGTATCAATAGGGTCCTTCGTAACCTCATCCTTCCCATACTCTCCCGTATACTCCTGCATACAGTAGATAAAGTTCTCACAGGTTTCAGCTATGTAGAGATGCGGGTGATTCATGGAATCGATAGGTTTAGTATCATTATAGGCCAACATGTCGTTAATATCCTGGATTCCATCATCGATAGTCTTCGCTGTGGCTGGTAATACCTCCATGCCATGTGCTGACATGTCATCAATGATAGTAGTTGCTGCCTGTGCTGCTTGAATCCTAGCTGCTCCGAATCTGGGATCTATTACACGTTCAAATACATTTGTGATCTGGTAATGAGACTCAGTCTCATTAATCAATTCTATATAGTCCAAAATCCCGTATCCGTTAGGTTTACACGCCTCACCAGGAACGCCACGCTTCCCTTTTGTCACGTCTGCCCACTTTCCATACCCAATATCAGGGTATTCATGGAATATATACGACGCTTGGGGAGTTACCCCTATCCAGAGCATGGACCAAGGTTTCGCCCCAGCTGGATCAATACCGTGATATATTGAGACTGGACTCTCAGTATCAATTATATATCGCCCCTCCTGGTCTGGATGCTCCATCAGGAATGGGATATCCTTCATCTTAATTACATTCACGGATTCCTTGAACTTCGGGAACTTAGATTTGACGGGTTTAGTAGGGACCCCATATGCACGGCAGAGGATCTCATCCTCCGGTGCTCCAGTTAAAGTCTGCTTCATCTGCTTATACCCAGCGTAGGGATTCTCAGATGTGTGGAAATATACAATCTTCGCACTCGCACGTTTACACTGCTGCACCAAGGGTAAATGCCGATCGTTCAGCAAGGGTGCTTCTGCATACACCTCCGTCTTCGCCCCCGTCAGGTATTCCTTTACTGTAGGGGAATACCCGTCCACAGCTGTAAATGATATGATCAATGTGGCAGATCTGTCTAATATACGATACCGGAGCGTCTCTACAAAGTCCAAAGGGATCAACTCATCTGCCCAGACCCCTATATTATGCACATGACTACGCTTGCGATCAGAAACACGATGATGATCACGATCGAAGAATTTCGACCCCGTTTCACCACCCTCAATAGTCCGCAGTTCCTGTGAGTAATTCCTGAATACACATTCACTGCCGTTAGGCAGGATAAAGCGATTGTCCGTAAAGCCATTCTTATAATTAAATTTAACATATGCTACCTTCCCCTTGCCCACCTTCTTATACGTGTCTGGCAAGTATTTGTAAATATATCTCTGCTGCATCTGAACAGAATTGTCGTGATTCATACTAAAACACCAAATCACCGCATTCGGATTGTGGACCAATGCCTCTACAACACGCTTAGCGCAGTATTCACTTTTACTACTTCTGTTCCCGCCCATTATTAACAATTCTGATAGGTCTGGGTTATCTAAGATCTCATCAGCACGTTTCCAAGGTGGTAATTCAAATCCATATTCGTATGGCTCCTCCTTCTCATTCCTGATCAGCTCACGCCGGTCTTTGAAAAAGCGAAGTTGATCCTTTTTGGTCAGCTTTGCGAAATCAGCCTTTTCAGGGATCGGTAATATCGGATGTGGGTCCCAGGCTTCATCAATAGCCTGCCGAGCGTCCTTCTCGTTATGAAATGCCATCTTTTATCAAAAACTGGAGTTTCTTGAGAGCCTGCTTCTCAATACGGTGGATAGTCATGCCATCCACGCCGCAGATCTCACCGATCTCTTGGTGCGAATATGGACGTAACTCCTTCTTACCTAAGTAGCGTAAGCCAGCTAGTATACGATCTGCAATCTCTGCTTTGGATTCTTTGAATTCACTCATAATGTAGGCACTACTTGGTAGAGATCTCCCTCCATATGTTCGACAAAGATGGCGTTTCCAGGTGCTAAGGTCTTACGAACGTGGGGTTTTACAATAGCCCTACAACGGTCATCACCTACCCATATGAGCACAAGTCGTTGATTAGGTGGCAGTTGATGCACCTTTACCTCGAACCTGCTAGGGGAATCGATTGGTAGCGGGACTTCATCTGCTACGATTCCTAGCTCCTTTTGTATAATATCGGCTCCGCTTGGGGTGATGCAATAGGCTGCCTTTTTCTTGTAAACATGCTCCGTATTGAGCAGTTTTGCTTTAACTATGTCTCGGATATCAGAGTCTGGGACTTTGAATTTAGTTCGTAACTCCTTTATGGTCAGGTCTTTCATGGTCTTGGGTGGTAATTCTGGTGTTGGCTTTTTAGATACTGGGTTCTGAAGTCAATCAGGGTCCCTTTTTGTGAAATTTTTTTTTGATGGCACAATCGGCGGTATTTTGTGAAGCGTGCATATGAGCTGACCCCCTCCCCCCTTCTGTGTATATGATTGTATTAGATAATTGAGATATCTCGTTGATTATAAGAGACTTACGACTTATAGTGCCTGGTTCAAAGGGTAAAAGATTAGACATAATGTTGATTGTGCGCTGATTAAGTGTAGTTACTCTTTTATTTATATGTTGAGAATGGTCACGCCGATTATATACAATAGATCTAGGCACTGTCAGACTGCTCTGTAACAGTCTTAATAGCTTTGGTCTTAGTCTCTATTACTCCAGTCTCTTGCCATTGGTTCAGGAATCCCTCAATGCTATTGTCTGACGACCTGGTCTCGATAATACTGGTTGCACTTCCTTCCAACAATAAAGCTTTGTCCATCATCATGCAAACATGCAGTGGGATGTTTTCCAGCTTGATCTCACCATTGCGCAATGCGTCACCATAAGACTTGATGCCGTCAAGTGAGCTGAGTATCAATTCTCCTCTAATCTCCTTCTTAAGTGCCGTAATAACTTTCTCTTCAGTCCTAGCAACTGCTCTAACAATTACTGACGAGACTTTGAAATTAGCAGCAATCTTATTTTGAGGCTGGCCAGCTATGAGATGCTCTACAATAGCTTCATACTTTTCAGGGGACTTATCCCTTAAGTTGTCGCAAGTGACGTAGCTAACGTCAACGTCGGTCTCAACAAGTATGGGGTCTGATGTTACAACTTTCTTAATTCGTCTCTTACTTGCCACAAATATTATCTTATTGAGATCACAGTCTCAATATACAGCAATCGAAACAGGAAACAAGGAAATAGGTAAAAGAATTGTTGAGCTCAAGGTTAAGTCATTAGTAATCAATCGTTAATGAATTTAAAAGCGAAAAGAAATAAGAAAGAATTCTTGAGCTCAAGGTCTTAAGTCGTTGATAATCAGTAGCAAGGATTGAGACTTGATCTAGAAATAAATACTTTTTAAACTTTTTGAGAAGTATAAGACATTATAAGTCGTTTCTTACGAAATCCTGAAAACCTTTTGCTCAAGACTTTTCGATTTCTTGGACTCCTT